TGATAAGGCCCGCCTTGCCTGAGCCATGGGGCAGCTTGTCATACACCGCGATGCCTTGCGTCACCAACCAAATCACCACGCTTACACCGCCTGCAACTGCGGCGATCTTGATAACGATGCCATTCATATCGCTTTGCAATTTTTCAACAGATTTTTCTAATTGCCCTGCTTCTTTCATTAATGCTTCAACAGCGCTTGAGAGTTTTATGATGTCCCTATCATGCGCGTTCATGTCTTTAACTGCGGCTTTATGGTCCGTTTGAATATCTGATATTGCTGTCTCCATCCGAGTTAGTCCTGAGCATAAGAGCTTTAGATCTCCCTGTATAGAAGTAACTTCTTGAAGCTGATCTTTAACACCGGACAATTCACCACATGCTCTGTTGAGCATGTCAAACAAGCCTTTTAGGTCACTAAGCGGAACTTGTGGAACTTGACTAAAATTTTCACTCACGATCCAGTCTCCCCCGCATCCAGCGCCGCACGACTGGCACTGCCGTCAGAACGCCCCACGCCGGCAGAAACAACGCCAGGTGCAGCGCCGTCATGGCAACGACATCCCATGCACTCATGGCTAGGCGCTAGGCGGAGTCATGGCGATTATAGCCTGATTCAGGGCAGTTATAAAGGCCGTTGGTAGATTGCACCGCGCAGCCAAGGCTAGAAATTCCTCAACTAGGGGCGCCATGTTTTGCTCTGGCTGAACCGACACAATCAGTAGAAGACCCTGCAAATATTCGCTAAAATCTCCTCTATCCTGGAAGCGATCCAGGCGAGAAATGGAAAACGTCACTGCAAGGCGTGCAGAAGCGTTTTCAGAATCCAGGGCTGCTGCCATTGCGTCCACGTACCCGTTCTCGGTCAGGATCGCATGCCGGAATCCTGGCCAGTCTGGCCCAGGTGCTGGCCCTGGGGGCAGCTCAACCACCTCCCACCCATAGGTCACGGTGCCGTTTACGTCGGCATCCACGTCTGTGATGTTGACCACTGGCGCCAGTGGTTGTGCCTGATGCGTCGCAGGGTTGAACCCAGTGGGCTCGGGCTCCTGAATCGCCTCCACCACATGGTAGGCATTGCGGTCTAGTCCAATGACCGGCTCGCTGTCGCCACGGGGCCATGCAGTTAGGAGGTTGGTGGCGCGGTTGAGAAGCAAATAATTCATGGGGTTCAGATTTGATAGCGAAAAATTAGTCTGCCATCAGCGCCGGCGCCACCGGTGGTGCCGCCGCCTCGGCCACCGCCACCACCGCCGCCGCCCGAATTGGCGGCCCCGGCTTGGCCAGCGCCGCTCTGCGCTCCGCCGTTGCCGCCGCCGCCAAGGCCGCCAGCAGGCCCGGTGGCGCCTGTCTGGTTGCCGCCACCGCCGCCACCGCAATATCTCTGTGCCGAGCCGGTGATCGACGACTCGAAACCGATGCCGCCAGTCCCTCCAACTCCGCTGGCTACCCCATTGCCGCCAGGGCCACCGCCACCGCCACCGCCACCTCCGCCCGCTGTCGCGGTAGCGCCAGCGGCACCGCCGGAGAACCCCCCTGCGGTTGACGCCCCACCAGCGGCACCAGACCGGAACCCGCCACCGCCGTTGCCGCCGCTGCCACCAACAAACGGGGCGGCTGTGCCTGAGAGCCTGGCGCCACCGCCACCGCCGATTGCAGTCAGCCCGAACGCGCTGGAATTGCCGCCCGCCCGTTGTGCAGCGGTTCGAGATTGGTCAGTTCCCCCTAGCCCGCCGAGGCCGATGGTCACAGGGTAAAGGCCGACGGCAACAGCCAGCGAACCCTCTAGTGGTCTGCCACCAGCGCCACCGCCGCCGCCGCCTTCTGAATTGTCCCCGCCATTGGCGCCGCCGCCTGCGGGAATCAACAGGTATTCAATCGTGCCGCCGCTGATTATGTTTATTGTTTGCGAAGAGTTAACGGTATGGACGCGGTAATTTATCCCGCCTACATTTATGTCCTGGGTGGTGCCGCCTGTGGCAACTACGCCTCCAGATCCGGCCGGGGGTGGAAAGGCAGTAAACGAATCGCCCCAATGCTGCATTTTTATCCTGCCCTCCTAGTTGGCAGAATTACTAAAAGCCCAGCTCCCGCAACAGTTGACCCAACTTGAGTAACAAAATAAGCTATTATAGAACCCGTCGCTATAACTTGGCCAGCGGTAACAAATGCCGAAGCAAATGTCCCAGGACTAGCGGTAGAATTAGTGGAACCTGCTGCGATTGTTGGCAGAGTTGCGTAAATTGACGTACCATTGACCTTAATATCAAATTGCAATGCTGCGCCGGTTGGAGCTGTCGCAACGGCAAACACTGGCAGATCAGTGAGCGCCATTGCGGTACGCAGATATTGCGTAAGTTTTTTGGCTACAGTTGTTGAGTGTGTTAACGGAGTGGACCCATCCGATAGGTCTATGTAAACGTCCGACAACGTGGCCAGGTTGGCGCCGGAGAATGCCAGGCCAAGGGGGGCAAACTCCTCCAGCGAGCCCGTGCCTGCTGCGCTGCGGCCAACAAGGCGGTTGGTGGCCATGGTTAGACCGCTAGAGCCGATCAGCCCCGCCGCGGCACGGTTGGCGATGTTGCCGACGACCTTCTGTAGGGCCTGCAAGATCGTGTCCGATTCACTGACCGTGCCGGCGCCTGCAGTGAAGCCGGCCAGGGCAGAGGCGATTGCTCGGGCTGCGGTAAAGAATTGGTTGCCTCCGGACTCCGAAAGATCCCCAGTGCCCAGCGTGACAGCTCCTGTCTGCCCATTGATCGAGCTGACGCCGGGCATCCCTGTCGGCATCTGGACCCAATCGGCCAGCAGGGCGCCGTCATTGGCGACGATCACCCACTCACTGGCCCCGCCATCGGTCCTAATACACCAATCACCACCTTGCCCCCGGAGGGCCAGCATCGCGGTCTGGCTGCTGACCTGGCCTAGATACTGAACCAGGGCAATTGCCGGGATTTGGCTGGTGGGCACCACGCCTCCAACCAGGTCGGCCTTTGTGGCCAGGCCGGTGCTCAGTGCTGCAGGAGTTGCAAAATCACCGGTAGCGGCAGTGGCGGCCGTGCCCAGTTCAAGCCAGGTTCGCCCCGCCGCGGCATTGGCCAACACCAACACCGAGCGGCCATAGGCGCTAGTGCTTAGCCCCGCAATGGCTGTCAGATCGCCATCCAGAGGTTGATAGGTGAGGGCTCCATTGGCGGTCGTCAGATAGCTGGAGAGCGTCGATGCGAGATCTGCCGGCTGAACCGCTGTGCCGGCCAGCGTTGCCCCTGTCGTCCATGTCGTCTGGATCGCGTTGCTCGGCAGGCTGAATCCTGACGGCAGCCCCAGGGTAAGGGTGACACCGCCGCCCGTGTTGGTAGTGCTGGTACTCCAACCGCTAGGAACCGACAGCGCAACCGACTGCACAGGGGCAGCTGCTGCCGCCTCTTGCGGGGTTGTGTATCCAGGGTGGGGGTCTGCTGCTGCTGCGTGCGCCGCTACCGCGGCGGCGGCCGTTCCAGCAGGGTCGCCTCCCAGCAACGCCACCAACGCTGAGACCGCTGCATTCCGGGTATTGATCGGCCCCGCCGTGCCGGTGCCAGTGCCCGCGCCAGTGGCTACAAAATATGCACCAACTGTATTTGATTCGGCGCCAATTGCTGTGAAAGAGGTATTGCCTACGCTAATAATTTGATACGCTTGCCCAACAACAAACGCCCCGGCCGTTACCGCCGCGCCGATGCGGTCAAACACCAGGCGGTCGCTGCCCTGGACGCTGCCCAGGTCTGGCAGTTGGGAAATCGTGAGCGGTGTTTGGGTCATGGCTTAGGACGGCTGGGTTTGCAGCGAACGGCCGGAGCCGGTAACCAATAACTGGCCGGAGCCGGTGCGGAGGAGGCGGGAGACTAGGGGAATGGCTATGGTGGCGGTGCGGGCTAATGGAATCTTGCAAAACGCGCCATCATTGAAGCGCTGGGGCTGCATCTCAACTTTGTAAGCTTGGCCATCTATTGTAATTGGGCTCCCATAATTTAAGCTGCCAAATAAATCAGTTCTTGCAGTCAGCAAATAATCGATTACCGTAACGCCTCCATCAAAAATAATTTCACTGTTCAAGTCGAGATAGCCAAGGCCTGTTACAGCCCCGGCTATCACGGGAACAGCGCCCATGTCCAGATCCAGAAAATCATCTAGATCGTCGAACGCCATCAGTCGCCAGGCTCAGAAGGTTTAGTCTTCTTGCCACCTTCGGGCGTGGCACCAACAACCCCCAAGGCCACCAGGGTGGCGGCTTCTTCGGTGGTTAGCCGGAGGATCTCGGCGCCATCTTCATAGCGGGCCCCGTCGTGGTAAACAGGACCATTGAGAACGGTGTAGGCGGGCATGATCAGGCGACTGCGTTTTTGATCAGGTAGCCAGCCGCTTTGGCGGCAATGGCGGGGGCTTCGCAGCTGGACACAGGGAAACACCAAGCCTTCTTGTTGTTTTCGTAGTAAGCCGGCTCGCTCATTGGGTATCCATTGAGGTTGTAAGTGTACCCATAGCTAGGCGCTCCCATTTGAGCTAAAGAGGCGACTGGCTTATAAACCAACACTATATCCTTGCCCCATACATCAGAAAACACGCCAGCATCGTTTGATTGAATAGCATCTCCCACCCAAACATTTTGCACGCCAAAAAGTGAAGCCAAAAGTTCCGGCGTAGCAGTGTCACGACCGGTATACTTGATCCGGTCAACGATCACAGGATGCTGGGTCAACACCTCAAAAACTGCAGCCCCCATCACTAAATCAGTTGGGCGCTTCCCAATCTGTTGTCGAATGACTTCCTTGCCATCTTTTACAACCTTAACGGGGTTGCTAGTGCCGGTAAAGTCCGAAAATTGACTAGTGCCGGAAAGTATAATCCTATTAGAAGAATCATAATTTGCCGTATTGGTAGCCAGCGCAGCTTGTTGAATTTCAAGACGCAAGCCAACAATATCCATCGCTCCATTGATGGCCATTGTCGCACCATCAATAGTAAAGCCCTTAGAAGGATCAAGCTGCTCTTCCCTGATTTCCTTGGGCAACATGCCCTCAATGGAATAATCCTGAAGGCCGTAGTCACTCCCGGAATAACCAAACGAAACGCGAGGAGTTCTAGCGCCAGGGCTGCGGGCCATGTTGCTGTATTGCATGAAAGATTCCTTATTAAAGGAAATGATCTTTCCTGCGCGAGCGCCCGTGGGAACACGGGGAAACAGGTTCATCCCTACAAACTCAGAGTTTTGAAACCCTTGAGCGATTGCAGTGTTGACGGGGCTGATGCCAGCACGGGCCTGGCTGAGGTTTTGTGCGGCCATGATCAGTTGGGGATAAGGAGAGCTTCGGCAATGTCACCAGCGGCAGCGGCAGCGGTGATAGATCGGGCAACGGTAGCGCCAGTAGTTCGAGTTACTAGGCGGCCAACAGAGTCAAACTGCAGCGCAATGTCTGCGGCGAATGCCGCGCCGGCTTCAACCTGCGCAGTTCCCGTCACAACAGCAGTGATGAGATCGCCACTCACGCCGCCAAACACCGCCACAGCGCCATGACCGCCAACGGCAGGAACAGCGCCAGCAAAGTTGATGGCTCGGTTTTGGGTGATGGTAGCCGTTGCCCTGATGGGCAGGCTGGTTTCAGCGTAATTACCAACGGCCATGATCAGTTACCTCCTTGAGTGGTGATGGCGCGAATTGCATCCTGATAGCTAGCGCCAGGATGCTCAGCTTGATAGGCCAATGCGCTGTCGTGAATCGCCTCTTCATTAGCTCCAGGGCCAAGAAACCCGGAGAATACAAAGGCCTTGCTAGGTTTGGCCTCATGGTTGCCGTCAGGGGCAGGGGCGTAAGGAACACTGGGGGCCCCGTCAAACTGCCGAGCCTGCGCAACACTGGCGAGGCCGGCCTTTTCGGCAGTCAGAACAGCATCACCAGCTTCAACGCCAGTGGTCTTGCCATCAGCAGCCAGTCGCTCGATCAGAGCTTCATGGCCTGGCATTGACCGGGCGCGAACATCGGCGATCCGCTGGCGTTCGGCGGCAGCACCTTCGGCCCGCAATGATGCGACGACCTCGGGGTTAGCCGCCAGCCATTCGGCAGTGGTCTGGGGCGTGGGTTGATTTTCATCCATAGCAAAACGGGCGGGGGGCTGGGTGGATGGGGCAGAGCGCCCACCAGTGGAGGCGCTAGGGGTTGCAGTGAGCTGAGCTATCAGCATGTCCAGGCTACTGATTTGGTCCGCGAGGCCCGCGTCAATCGCCTGTTGACCGATGAACATTCGCCCATCAGCCATGTCATCGAGAACACGCTCAACCGATACCCCACGGTTGGCGGCAACATCAGTGACAAACAGCGAGTACAAATAGTCTACTTGATCCTGGATTACTTTTTGACCGGTTTCGGTCAGCGGGCCATACTGCGATGCCGCCCGCTTGAACTTGCCGGCCACGATCTCGGTAGTCTTGACCCCCATCGCCTGCTCTCGCTGGCTCACGTCAACATGAGTTGCGACCACACCCAAAGACCCTTCTTGCGAAGTGCCTGACTCCAAAGCAATAAAGTCAGCTGCGGATCCCACCCACAAGCCAGCGCTTGCCATCATTCCCTGAACCAGAGTTGCAATTGGCTTCACGCCACGCACCGCCCGCACCGCCGCCGCAGCCGTCTGAGTGCCAGCCACGGTGCCGCCTGGGGTGTCCGCCAGCAGGATGATGGCCTTGACGGTGGGGTCTGCCGCTGCGGTCTGAACATCACGAGCGAACAGCTCGGTGCTGGTGCCACCTGACATGTTGGTCATCAGGTTCATCCGCTGAGCCAACACGCCATGCAGCGGGATCAATGCTGCGCCGTTCCGCACCTCATAGCCCTGTTGCTGCTCGGTCCCCAGTGGCCGGCCAATCCTGGCCTCTAATGCCGCAATGTCCAGTTCTTCCCCGCGGCTGCGGGCCGCGTAGATCGCCTGAATTTCTTCCAGGCGGTTGGGCAGGATCGCCCAGGGTGCATTTAGGACATCAAGAACTGTCATAGGCCCAATCTAATCGGTAGTGCTGTTTGGGTCAGGTGGTGGCACCGCAACCGCAACCGCTGGCATCTGCAGACCATCGCGCACCCTGGCCGCCATCTCCCTGGCGCTTTGCCGGTGCTTGGTTTCCCAGTCGCCGCCGTCATAGGCAACAACTTCTTCAGCTCGGGTGGTGATGCCCTCCTCCATGCGCTTGGCTGCCGCCATGGCCTCTTTCAACGGATCGAGAGCCCCAGGGCCATCGCCGCACCAGCTGGTCTGGCTCCATGCATACCGGATGAAAGAATCAGCAAAAAAGCCTGGCGCCTGGATGATCCCCAGTGCCACGGCATCGGCCAACCACTCCTCATAAACGGGCTGGCATAGCCGTTGGGCCAGCCAGACGCGCTTGATTTGCCAAGTCCGCCAGGCATCCATCAATGCAGCACGGCTGGCGGAATAGGAGGCGTTGAAGGCCTTGGCCAGCACCTCCTTAGGAATCCCCAGACCCATGGAGCAGATGTTTAGCATCGCCCCAAAAAACGGATCGAAGTTTGGATTTGGGCGGCCAGGAGTTGGGCTGACAATGCTTTCGCCTGGCATCAGGTTCACGGCCCGGCCGCTTTCGATCGTGCCGTCCCAATTAGCCGCGGCCAACATCCTTTGTCGTTCTTGATCGCTAAAAATAGTCGAGTCTGAAAACGCCTCTGGGTCCATTTGCATAAACAGCGCCAGCGCTGCGCTGTTCACTGCCGCGTCCACTTCGGCGTCGGTGTACCGGGTTAGCTGTTTGATTGTGGCAATGATCGGGGCCAGGATCGGCAGCCCACGGGTTTGGCCGGGGCGCTTCATTTCCTTCAGGTGCAGGACATTGCGGCGGCCAGAGCTGCCCCGGTACGGGATCCGTTCCCATGTGTTGGCGGTTTGAGGGATCAGCCGGCCTGGGTGGTAGCGAGAAACCTGAATCGCCACTGGCTCGCCGTCGGCATCACGCTCTACGCCATCAATCAGCGTGCCGGTATTCATCCGTCCATCTGGATTGCTGACCCGGTCAGCCTCAACAAGCTGCACCGTCAGCCGAAACGGCCAATCCTCGCGGCCCTTATCACCAAGCAGTACAAACACATCACCACTGGAATCGTGCGAACGCAACGCCAGCTGCTGCTGCTCATAGAAACACAGCTCGCCATGGCGATCGGCATACTGCGATTTTGCCCACATTCCAAACCGCCGCTCGGTCATGCTCTGCCATTCGCTGGCCTGTTCATCCGACAAACCCAGCTCCTTGGCATCAATTCGGCTTTGCAGGCTGAGGCCGGTTCCAACAATGTGCGAAACCCTAGTCTCGATCGCCCCAGTCGCTACCGGTGCGGTCCTCTCCAGATCCCTGGAGAATGCCCGCAGGTCGGCCAGTTCATACTCGGCCTCACCGTCTGCATCCAGTAGCTGTGGACGCCAGTTGGCAAACCGCGGCGACCGGGCCATTCTGCTGGTGCCGGTCATGCCGCCAAAGGCCATCATCCCGCCATGGCCTAGGCGGTCAAGGTCGGCGGGCAGGGCCTGAGCCAGCTGAAGCTTTTTGTTGTTGCGGCGCTTTGCCATCAGAAGTTAGGCCTAAGGGTGAATCCCCGGCCACGGCCATTGGCCCGGCTGCTCAGCTCCTGCACCCTGCGATTCCATATCTGAATCCCTGCCTGAATTTCTGCCAGATCCGCACGCTTGAGCGTTCGGTCTCCCATCTTTTTTTCCTGACCATCCAATACCTTGACCTCGGCATCAAGGTAATCATCGAGCCGCGCAGTGGCGATAGCGAGCGTAATTCCTGCCATGCCTAGCATCATACTCACCCAAAGCGCCCGCCAGTGCCAAACCTATTAACCCCTCCCCCTCCCGTCCCCGGCGCCTGGGTGCCCAGGGTGCGGGCGAGTTGGGCCCACATGGTGCCTGGGGTGTAGCGGCGGGTTACCAGCTGCAGCACCGCATATGCGTAGCGGGTGCAGTCCCCCCCCTCATCTCGCGCCCCGGTTGGCGCTTCCCAGTGATAGCTGATCTGGCCCCTGCTCCGCCGCGGCATCCGCCTCCAGGGGAACAGCTCCGCCAAGAATTGATCAGTTGAGCACAGGCCAAAATGCAAGTAACCAGGGCCTACGGTCTCAACTCCTAACCGATATTGCAGTGACTTGACGCTTTCGTCATAACCCACAAAATACAGGTTAACCCCGTTCTTTACAATCGGCTTATTTTTGCGGTTGATGCTCACCGGCACGCCCCTGCCCAACAGGGGTTTGCTCTTTTGCGGAGCCCCTCGAACTGGCACCCAAACATCTTTACGGGTTGAGCAAAACTCGCGGACCGCTTGGCAACTGGTTGCATCGCCACCTTCATCAATGCCGCCCCGCGCCAACCTGAGCACGGTGCCATCCTCTCGGACCCATTTGGTTTCGGCGATCCGGTCCAGTTGCGCAAGCGTGTTTTTGTCCTGCGGGTCGCCATCGATGTCCCAATGGCCCAGGTGCCAGCCCTCCTCCCCAACGCCCCAGCCCCAGACGGTGGCAACCAGTCGCTCGTTTGCCGTGCCGCCACCGCCCTGGGTGTCTACTCCAGCGGTGATCAACAGCACGCCATTAGGCACTCCGGTCAGGGTGAAGTCCTCGCCAAGAATCGAATAGCCATTGCCCAGATCAACAGACTGCCGGCGCTTGGCCAGGTTGTCAGCCGAGACCTTGCCGGCCTGCGAGTCCACCCAACCTTCGCCGAGCACCGTATTTCTGAAGGTCTGCATTGGCTCTGGGTCGCCTTTGCGCAGCGACTCCAAGGCCTCGTCGTATTCACGAACCAGAATTGCCCAGTCCGCCGCAGGTGAATAGCTGTAGGCCGCCCAGACATGAAACCCAATGAGGCCAGGAACCTGGGCAACAGCGGTCGGGCGATCTTCGCAGCGCTCAACCATCCAGCGTTTTTTGCTGTGCGGGATCGGCTTTTTGCAATTCTCGCATTCATAATGGGCAATAAATTCGCCCTCTTTTATCATTTGATCCCATCGCAAAATTTGATAGTGATTGCAAAATGGGCAAGGGACAAAGAACTTTCGCTGATCTGATTTCTTGTATAATTCCTCTGTTCGCCCATCCTTGAATATTGGTGTGCTGCCTACGCCTATTTTGCGGTCCCAGTAGTAATCAGCACGGTTGCGGCCTAGCTTGTAAACGTCGCCTTCGTCAATTCTGCGATAAGCGTCAAACTCATCAAAGAGAACAATCTTTCTAGATTTGCGCCGAAAGGCCCGCCCACTGGCAGCATTTACTATATCTATTAAACCGCCATTGCTAAGCTGCTTTAGTAGGATCGTATTACTGCTGGTGTTGCGTGCTTTGGATTCAGTTATTAGCCCCTGCAGCGCTGGCGTATCCTCGAATAATGGCTTGATTTCTTCCTTGCTATACCCTTCAGCGTCCTCCTTAACCGGCTGCACAATCATGATCGGGCATGGATCATGGTGCGAGTAATACTGAACAACAACGCCCAGCATCTTTGTCCAGCCGACGCGAGCCGACTTCAAACAAACCACCGTTTCAACATTGGGGTTAGTGAACGCATCCAGGATCGGCCGCTGATACGGCAGCGTCCGCCACTGGCCCTTCTCTGCTGCGTTGCCGGTCATCACCGCGCCGCCATCGACCGTGGCCGGTTGGTCCGCATATTCCGAAAGCCGCAGCTTCGGGGGTGGCTTAAAGCCGTTCAGGATCCGCCGCGTCAGCTCCTGCACCGCTGGCAGTGTCAAGGCTCAACCTCTGGGTAGAGCTCCATTACGTCGCCCGCAGCGAGACCACTCAGGGCCTCGCGTATCAGGTCCATCAACACCGCCACCTCATCGGGTGTCAGGTGCGGAATTCTCTGCTTTGCCTTGCTTGGCACCCCCAGCATCACGGTGCGGGTGATATTGACCGCTGCATCCCAGGCCTGCCCTACTTCCTCGCGGGGGAGCAGCATGTTTGCTTTGGCCTTGCGATCCATTTCCAGGATATTGGCCTTCTCGAATTCGGATCGAGCCCGACTGTCGTTGTAGCTGGGGATTTCTTCAGGCTCTGGAAAATTGTCGGCAAGGGACTGGGCGGGGGGACGCGATGGCCTGGGCTTTGCCGGCTGCTGATCTTGCTTGGCCGTGGGCGCCTGGCCTCCCGGCGCGGCAGCTTTCGGTCTGGGCCCCTGACCTTGGCTGGCATTGGTCCCACGGGGCGCCGGGTCGGTGGCCTGAGCCCACTGCTCATCAGCAAGAGCCGGGTCAATCTCCCAGCCACTCCCTTGACGCTCAACCGCTGGGGGCTGCATCCGACCCGCCTTAATTGCCCTGAGCACCGACACATGGGTGGCCCCTCGAAGGCCCTGGGCCTTGCGGTGATCGGCGTACTGCTGGAGGTTCACTCTGCCCGCGGGACCAGCATCGGATTTGTACCCATGGGCATATTGTAACCAGCTGCGTACAAAATAGGTTACAACCTTGTGATACCAAGCGATTAGACCGGTTACAGGCTGGCCTTGGCAAGGCTGTACCTTTATTGAGAAGCGTTATCAACAGATAAATCGCGGCTTCGTGGTTCC